AGCGCCGCGACCCAGACGCTACCCAAGGCCATCGTGCTCTGCGAGTCTGCCCGCCCGCCCGGCGACCTCCCCGAAGGCGAGGGCAACTACTCTTGCTCGGTCCGCATCACCCTGTTCTCCAACGCGGACGACACGACCCTCGCCGACCACCGTGCCCGCTGCGCCGCCCTGTCCGGCAATATGCGTGACCTGACCAGCATCAAGGCGGCCTTCGTGACCAGCACCGACGCGACCTGCTATGACGTCACGATCGGCTCCGAGGACGAGGGCATTGATGAACGCTCCTGGGCCACGGCTTTCTCCTTTGACGTGCTGGTGGTCCTGCCTGCCTAACCCCTTCCAAACCTCGCATATTCAAAGACCATGTGCGCAGCCATCTCCAACGGAACTTCCTGCTTGTATGCGATTCAAGGTACAGTGGCTAATTTATTCGTTCAAAGTTACAGCCTCTCGTCCTCGTTTAACGCGGAAGCCACCGTCGTCGATGAGGCGGGCCTGACCAAGACCCACCGTCTGGACGACCGCAAGTCTGAGATCACCATCGAAGGCATCGCCAAGACCTCGACCATGCCGACCCTCGGCGCCGCCCTGTCCTTCACGGTCAACACCCTGTCGGCCTACCCGGCTGGCGCGGCCTCCGCCTCCTTCGTCGGCACCATCACCAAGATTGACGACAAGGGCTCGAACAAGGGCTTCACGGCGGTGACCATCACGGCCATCGACTACGAAGGCATCACGCCTGCCTAATTGACTTCCCCACAAGGGGACTAGGATAGACGGCGTGGACCGCCGCTTCCTGAACGCCTACGTCGACCCGGCGCCCTTTCGGCTGTTGGGTCGTTCGCTTTACCCCTGGTGCCTGAAGTACCGGGTGCGGCTGATGGCCTTCGACTCCCCGCTCGTCGATGGCTCCCGCGGCATCAGCCCTGCCGATCTGCTCTTCGCCTGCAAGGTCTGCGCCGAGGAACCGCTAGGGGACAAGATTGGCTTCGTCGACGAGCTGCGGCTGATGTCCCTGTCCCGCAACCCTGAGAAGTTCGAGCGCCTGCTGGAAGCCTTCGCCGGCTACATCCTCGTTCAGGACTGGCCTAAGTTCTGGGAGCAGAACAAGACCAAGTCAGGAGGCGGGGACAAGGGGGTGCCGTGGCCTCTGTCTATCGTCGCCAACCTCATCGCCTCTGGCATCGAAGAGAAGCGGGCGTGGGAGATGCCGGAATGTCAGGCCATCTGGCTGAACTCCGCCCTGGCTATCCGCAAGGGTGCCGACGTGGCGATCATGTCCCCGGAGGAAGAAGCCTTCATGGCGGAAGAGGAAGCAAAGGAGAAAGCCGCGGCGACCCCTTCCAATCCTGCAAAGGAAACACCCGATGAGCCAATCCCTGGAGCTTAACATCAAGACGACCTCAGAGGTACCGCAGGCCATGGACAAGGCCAAGTCCGCCACCGTGTCCTTCGGCAAGCAGGTCGAGGACATCCAGAAGAAGTTCAGCACGGCGTTCAAGGACATCGCCCTCGGCTTCATCGCCCCAATGGTCCTTCTTAATGCGGCCATCAATTACATCAGCGCAGCAATCGAGAAGCGTAAGGCCGACATCAAGGAGGCTTATGACTTCGCCGTAAAAGCAGAGTCTAAGTACCTGGACTCAGAGACTGTCGTCCTTGCTAAGACTCGCGCCGCCAGGGAGCAGGATGAAAAGGAGCGCGAGATGGCCAAGACCGCCAAGCTGACCGAATACACGAAGTTCCTCGAACAGCCCGGTATGCGGGACAAGGTCGCCGAAGAGATCGGCGGATTCCGCGGCTTCAGATTAAAGACCGGCATTGATGCGAACGCCGCTGAAGACATGGCGAAAAACGCTGACGTTCAGGCCGTGATTGCCCGCATGATTGCCCCGGCTGTCGCCGCCAGTAAGAAGGCATCAGAAGTCACCGCGGAGCCTAAAGGCAAGGACTTCAAAGGCCCCGAAGGCTTCGGCAACGTCATCGGCGTCGGCCCTAACCCGGTGCTCGAGGCCATGGCCCAACAGACCGAGATCGCGCTGGCCCAGCTCGCCGAGCTGCAGAAAATCTCCGGCACGTCCAACGGCGTCCCGACCGACTTCACCAAGACCCCTCAAAAATAAACCATGGCTATCGTAAAGACCGGCAACGCCCTGACTACGCCCCTGCTCCAGCCAGGAGCAAAGTTCATTCAAGACGGGTACAACCTTACCGTCGGCACCCTGACGTTCAAGATAGACAAGGCCGGCTCTTCGGCGAGTTTCTACCGAGGTGCCGCTTGCCCGATTACCGCCTTCAACTACTGCAAGATGCACAAGGCGTCGGTCGAAATCGGACCTCTTGAGCTAGACACATGGACCGCCGAATATGTCGGCATCGCCGGAGCGGGTGAATCAACGGAGCCTCAGATCACCGGCTCGCAGGGCCTGACCTCTGAGCACATCACGACCCACCCCAACTGGGCCGTCCTTTACAGCGCGGGAGGCTTCACTGGCACTCCCATCGCCGGCGTCGGCACGGGCGGAACGATTGACGTTCCTAAGTATGCGGCTGTCTCTAACACTAATCCTACTGAATATGAAGGCAACAACGGGGCCACGTTTGAGGCTGAGACTGGCCGCAAGTTCCTAGGATTCAAGAAGGCTAAGTTTCAGGATTTATACGGCAAAACCAACTACCTTGCCCCGCAGTGCTCAATCTCTGGTATCTTCTACACGACAAGTTCGTCCATCGTGAACGACCATCGCAACGCGGTCGGCAAGACCTCGGGCAACGGTACCTTCGCCAGCAAGAAGCTCGTCCCCGACTACATGGGCACGTCGTTCACGATCGGCGGAAAGAACCAACTGCTCCTTGCCCAGGTATCCTTCGAGGACTTCGGCCTGCTCTACAAGGTGCAGTATGAACTGCGCTTTAACCGCGTGGGCTACAATTCCTCGGTATACGCATCCGTCTGATGAAGATTCAACCCGGAGTCGGCTACACCTTCGACTCGTCCTCGAAGGGCTTCACCCTGGACACGTCTGACCCGTTCCCTAGTCGGGATGGGGTCGACTCTTGCAAGCCTCTTCGCGTCAAGTATCTGGGGTACACCCCCGCACCCGACGACACCCATACGTTTAGCGTCTGCGTCGGAACGGTCAACAATCTCGTCCCGCAGCTGAAGGAAGACGGCGTCTGGGTAAAACTAGATCGGGTCGTCAGCGGTGCGGCCAGCCCGCCTGTGTGCGTGATGAACTTCACCGGCGGTTACACATGGATTTACCTCCGCGTCGGCAAGGACTCTGGAAGCCCAGCACTTAACCAGTTTCCTGCCCAAGACACAGGGCAGGCCGGGTACCCTAAGATTGATTCATACAACAGCGTCCAGACAGACAATGACACCTATGCCTACATCCTGCTGGCCCACGGATTCGCCGACGCGAACAACGTGCTGACGCTTTACATCGACGTGGAGAACTCTCTATGGACTGAGCGGTTCAAATGCGGAACTGATACGGCAATCTACTGGTGGAGCGCAGTCTGATATGGCCCTGCCTAACCGAGTCGTTGGTTCTTATGTAGCACTCGGTAAATCTGAGGACAACAATCCTTTCATTAACAAGGCTGAAAGCGACATTTCGGACTATCACGGAGGCACAGGAAAGCCGGGACAGACTGCTTTCTATTCTTACCAGCATTGGTTTAAGAACTACCCTAAAGAGAACCTAGCCATAATCATGGCGCCTGGCTGCGGCGGGCTTGGTTGGCTGCAGATTGAGCTGACGACGTGCGATTACGAATACACATATCCGAGTGACATCTTGTATGAGTATGACCCTGACCCGCCCTTGTCCCAGCCTGCACCTGATCCTAACGGGGACGTAGGAACTCAGACAGACGAGGTCGGCACTGCCGGAGTACTTGCCCAGACATTCCCGCGCTGGCATACCGATGACGAATACGACTTCGAGGCCATTCCTTATTCGTCAATCGTTCCCCCTACTGGAATCACTTTCACTTACGCCGAAGGATTCTTCGGGCCACCTCAGACGGGTTATTGCAGTTACGAAGCCTCGGTCACTAACCTAGACTCAGAGGTAACGAACGTATCCACAGGGTCTCCTGAGTATTACCCGTTCCTCCAGACGACGACCGAACTGAAGGTCACGACCAAGTTCAAGGTCAAGCCACACCATGATAACACCTACACTTGCTGGAACGAAGGAACGGTCATCAAGGGCAAGGTCGGCTTCAAGTCTTTCGACATCACAACGGACGCTGTCCCGAGTTCGTCGACGCCAGGGTACGGATACGGAGGCATCGAAATTACCTTTGGGACGACTTCGGCTGACGCTGGCACGGCCGACTGGGAGGTCACGTGGGAGGACGGCTACACGGCAGCCGAGATCACCATCCCGCGCACCGCCGGCAAGGTAACCTTCATCAATGACTTTTGGGTCACTGAGGTCATCAAGCCAGCCTGACCTGACCCCCCTTCCAATCGGGGCAAGTTTAAGACCCGATGAGCTGCACCAATCAAGTCACTGTCAGTCAGGGAAACACCTTTGCCTGCACATTCACTTGGACGCCGGGTGCGACTGGTCCTGCCAACCTCC